CAAGTCGAAGATTAAAGTAGTTTCCATTTTCATCTTTTTGAAACTTCTTTAAGATATCTTCATCAAGTTCGCGACATATGAATAACACTTGTTTTTCACTTAATGCGCCGTGTTGGAATTGTGCAATCAAAAGCCGAAGGTATTTTCCGACTTGCTCATCGGTGAAAAATTTAGTTCCACTATCAAAGTCGTTGACATAGAACAAGAACGCTGGGTCTTTTGCCATAAAATAAAAAAGGGCGTTCAATGGTTGCAGCATCGAACACCCCTTTATTGGTGGTTAATTAACCCAAACTCGACTGCAACTTCGTGTGTGGGTTTGAGCAAAAATATATTAAACTTTACAAAAAACCAAACTTTCGTAGGTCTTTTCATGTACGTATTCCAGCCGCATCTTGTACTCCGGATAAATTGAACAGAAGTTTTCCAGCTTGCGAAGTAGGTGAATGATTGTCGTATGGTCACCCAGTCCCAGCAATTCGGCTACGTCTGAAAGTGCCAGTCCGAGCGCAGGGTTTGAATATAGGACGTGTGCCAGAATCATTCTACCTTCTACCAGTTGCGGTCGTCTGCTTCGTTTCTTAATATCCTTGTAGGCGATTCCAATGGCTTCGCAAGCCTTCGCGATTATCTGCTGGGCATCTTGAAAGATGGGTTCTTTTTGTTGTTCAAGCATCGTTCGCTTGCATCGAGTACAAATCATGGTTTTGGTTTAAGGTTTGTGAATAGTGTGGAGAATCGCTCCCCGTTTTGCTTTTCGCAGATTGCGACTGGATTGTGGTCAGCTACGACCTTCACAAGTTCACCGGCTTTCGCGTAGATTTTTTTGCTCTTGCCATAGCTGACCGCGTCCTCAATTACTTGGAAATTGTACACTTGATGCTGCTGGTTGATGACTTTGAAGGTGGGTAAATTCGTTTGACTTCGCCGTATTGGGAAATCACTTCAATCCCTTCAGATGGCAAATGCTTCAGGAACTCCTGACGTTCTTTGATTTGCTCTTCAAGTGCGAGCCGTGAAATTACCAAGTCGTTCAAGATGTCGTCTTCGCAGAAAACATAGTCGTATTTCGTACCGACTTCAGCCAGTTCAATTCTGGTTCCGGATGGAGTAGTATGTGCGCCGCCATACTTAGCAACCTCGAAGCGAAGATAATCGACGTATTCAGGATTGTTTTTCAGTTCCTTCATGAAGAACTCCATCTTTGCAATCATGTCAGCGGCTTCGATTATGCGCCCGTTCTCCATCAGTTCGTCCATCGTAGTGGATGCCATGCGTTTGAGCGTGGTCTTGTTGACTTCGTGTGTTATTGTTGGTAGCATGATTAAGAATTTAGAAGTAGTGATTCGATTTCCTTTGATAATTTATATTTCCCTTTTATGGCTTCGATTGAACCGCCGCCTTGCATGTAGGCCACCGCCGATTTGAACTGCTCGCTTCCTTTATTTAACCATTGTTTTTCGTCTGGTGTACTGCGTCCGTGAGTGGCAAGGTTGCCGTCATCGTCTTCGTCGATATTTAAGCAAAGGACCGAAGCAATGGCATAACGACGTTGGTAGGTGATGGCTGAACCGCGCCCTTGTGGGTCATCCTTCGCCGGACGCATCTGATATTCAAATCCCATCCATTCGCCTGATTCGTGCATTAAGATTGTCATCAATCCATTTTCTCCGAAAGGGAACTGAGTAACTGCCAGACCGCATTCGATTAAGGGTTCTTTGATTGAATCCAGAATGTTCGCAAGGCTTGCGTAGCTTGATTTGAAAAATGGATTCTTTGCGTCCTTGCGGATTGTGTCCACCTTCACTTGAAAGGTGATGAGTGCTTTCGTGATTTCCTTAGTTGATTGTGACTTCGGCATTGTTGATGGTTTTTAGTGTGTGTGTTAGGGTTTCAAGTAGTTGGATAAAAGCGAACCGGAATTCGTGTTCAGGAATGGGTTTGTAGTGGTCTGTGTTTACGTCTGATTCAACGTTGAAGAAGTAGTCTTTTTTCGTGTATTGGACTACCGAATCTCCGAGAATCTTTACCACTTTGATGGGGGTGACCATGATGTAAGAATCAAGGTCTTTGTGTTTGTAGTACATGGTTTATGGTTTAGAGTTGTGAAAGAATCCAGTCAGCGAATAAGGCAAGCAAGATGCCGAGCGTTACAATGATTGCGTCTTTGTTCATGTTAGAAATGATTAAATTGGTTTAGTTGGTCGTGATAAATTTCGTGCCAGTCGATACAATCAAGGATTGCGTCTTCCATTCCAAAGTGTAGAAGCGTGGGCGATACGTCTACCTTGTTGATGCAGATTTCGAGAACGTCTAAGATTTCGCGTTCCTTCGGGTCGTAGTCGACAACGATGTCGAGTTCCTGACCGCAGACTGATTTTGATGCTGATAGTGTCATGTGTTTTTTGTTTTTTGGTGGTTAAAAATGTGTGCGTTAATCAGTCGCACCCCTGAATGAATTATTTGTTTTCTAAAAGATAGATGGCTGACAATTTCAAGTATTCTGAATAGTAAAAATTTCTGTCTTCATTTGAGATGCTTTTGTCTTTAATGCAATCCATCAAAAGGTTCATCATTTCTTTTGTTGTTTTGGTCTCTGTGTTGTTAACTACTACTTGCATGGCTTTAGGTTTTTTGTTTTGTTTCCACAAATATACACACGAATTCACCAGACGTCCAAATATTTTTAAAAGTTTTTTTGAAGTTTTTTTTCTGACCTATGTCAACGTATTGAAAAACAGCAAGTTATAAGCAAAAATAATTTTTTAAAAAAGCATAAAAAAACCCCGATATAGACATATCAGGGTACACAAAAACACAAAAACCGATATTTTTATTCTTCTTCGTCCGTCTCGAATAGTTCGTCGTACATCTCGGAAATACAAATGTCGATAATTTTGATGGCTTTTCGCTTTATTCTTTTCACCCTTAATTCATCAGCCTTGTTCATAATCATTGGGTCAAGTTCGCTGACCGTAGCAAGGGCAACCGATGCGCCTTGAATGTATTCCGCAGTCGTTGTGAAAATGATTTCACCTTGTATTTCTTCAGGAATTTCTTTTTGTTCGCTCATAGTGTTTTCCCTTTATAGATTCGTTTGTTGTGAAATTTGTAGTCGGTTCCGTTCTCATCCAGTTCCACCCATGCGTAGCCGTGATTCCATTTATTAAGTGGCATGTACGACGGATGAAGTTCCGAAAGGCAGCCGATACTCCAAGTCGTTGTGATGTTCCCATTCATGTCCGTTTCTGTGTGTTCGCTCGTCTGGTGGTTGTGACCTTGAAACGCTGACGTTTTGCCCTTCATGTAAAGTCCACGCGCGATGTTGACCGGACTGGTGATGCCGAAATACTCATGTCCGTGAATGCCATTCAAGCCGTTCATCTTCATGTATCGGTTCGATTCGATTACTTCTATTCCCTTTTCACGCGCCTTAATTATGTTCGTGAATTCGAAATCCTCAATCCCTTTTAGTTCGTGCGCCTTCTGCATCAGGAAATGTTCATAGCGCGCTTCGTGGTTTCCTATCTTGAAGTAGATTTTGCACTTCAGTATTTCGTCCAGCTTTTCAAAGAACGCTTTCAGCGTGTCAATCTCAAATTTGAAGTCACGTTTCTTCGGGTCTTTCATGAATCTGCTTAAACTATGGCAGTCGATGGTATCTCCATTCAAAAGCACCGCGTCCACGCTTTCGCGTTTCATAGCCGTGATGGCTTCCGTCAATGCTTCCAGATTATGGTAGGGAAGGTGGATGTCCGAAAGGATTCCGATTTTCTTGTGATGCGGAAAGACAAACGGCGTGTACTTGTCCTCATCTGATTCTGGCAAGTTGTAAGGATTGTACGGTCTTGCATTTTCCATATATGTTGTTGTGTTGATTACTTTTTTTCTGTTCTTTACACCGACCTTCCCTTCAATATACCGCACCGAACTTCGCGCATCTTCCACATTAGTGAAAAACAATTTATGCTCATCGTAAATAAGCCGCGCCAGTTTCATGTTTGGCATATCAGGAAACCTGTTCCTGAATTCCCTTGCAATATCAGATTTCCGCATAATACAAATTAGCTTCGGCATCCCTTCGCCGGGTTAATCCTTTCAATTCAATCAACTTGCCACCCACACGCGCCTTATTCCATTTCATGAATTCTGCACGAATAGTCGGGTCATTCGGGTCTTGCTGAACCTTCCTGAACAAAGTCGAAGCCTTCAACGCTCCGACGCCTAAATTGTAGACGAAGGATGTCAGCGCGTCAAACTGGTTTTGATTGACGTTCAACCCTTGCAGAAACTTAGCACGCTTTTCAAGGTCAACAAGCAGCAACTTTTCAGCAGTTGTCATGCTAACTATTTCACCCATCTTCACCTTTTGCCCATTGCCCCAAGCGGTGGAACCGTAGCCGATGGTAGGCACATTCGCCGGACATAAATAAGCATTCGCGCTGAATCCTTCAAATTGCTTTATCAGGTCGACCGTTTTTTGACTTGGTTTCATTTTTTAAGGATTTGAAGTAATAAAATTATTACCAGCAAACAAAGCACCCCGATAAGCCACCACTTCAAAGAATCGTTCTGCTTGGTAGCTTTATCCGCTTTTACTTGATTGATATAAATAGTCGCCGAATCCCTGACATAAATAGTGCGCTCCACCGGTTTCAGTCGTTCAACATATTCCCTTGTGCGTGTCAGCTTATTCAAGACGATTGTGTCGGTGATATAACGGTATATAGTGTCTATACCTGATAAAATAAATAAACGCCCAGAATCGAAGCTATTGACGTCATGGCTATCAACGACAATGGTTTCCTTAAATGGAAACCACTGACTACAACTTTTCGCGATTATTTCGGGGTGTTTGACATAGGCGCGACGGATTTGCCTTTCCGCTTGTCTTGTTCCATTACAAGCAACCAAAAAAAATATAGCTAAATAGTAAATTTTCATATCTTCGTGGCCTCATTGTTTTTATGGATTAGGACGGAGCGGATTTTTATTCGCTCCTTTTTTATTTCTCCTTGCCGAGAAATTCGCCTTTGCTATTGGTTAGCAAGTTCTTCATCAGGTAAGCAAGTCCAGAAGTCAAAGCGGTCAATCCGATTGCTTGCCAGTCAAAGGTAAGTGAACCAGCGGATACGGTATTGTACACAATAGCCACGACGCTCGTCAGTACGGTCAGAATTAAACCCTTCGCAAGGTCTTCGATGTTCAAATTAAGGAATGTACTCATTTTGTTTTAATTTGGTTGATTTGGATTTCTAAAGCGTTAATTTTCTGCTCAAGGTAGGAAAGACGAAGTTCAGTCATTTTATTGCTGGATTCCGTTGACTGGGAAATCTTGTCAATTTTTGCAACTAACGAGTAGTAAATTCCGATAATCGTGGAACAAATTACCACCGTAGAAACAAGAATCGTCTTGAATGTGCCGTAGGTTAAACCCTTTATTTGCTGGTTTTCGATTGCGGTCATTAGTCGAAGTTTGTATCTTTTACGAATAGCGGTGAATAGGCAAGGATTTTGTTGTCGATTACGGCGTCATCAGAACCCCATTGTTGAAGGGTTGAGTTGTCGATTTCGACTTGAAAGTCTTCAGCCGTGTTC